CCCAAGATAGGGGTTGCATAACCAACAGGAATCGTTGATTCAACACCACCAACCTGATCAAACGTAACATTTGATGCGGCAGGTATTAAATCCACAGAGGACGTGGAGTTTAACACATGCATTAAGGGGTCGGGGGTGACTGCAATTGTGTGGTCAAGAGAGCTGGATCCATCGATGTCAAAGGAGTAAGTAGTTGAGGCAATAGAACAATAGTCTCGTGAGAGAGAGGGGGCGCGAACAGGTTCGGCCAGCGGGTCAACCAGCATGCGAGCCCATCGTTTGATGAGTTCAGAAGTGGCTGATTGCTCTTGTTCGAGATCGCGTGACGATTTGGGTACAAGTTGTAGGTCCATAATGTCGGGTTAGTAAGTGAAATGGTGTCTATTAGACGTGAGTGAAAGGGGGGGGGAGGCTAGGAGGAAAAAGTCTATGAGCTTGAGCTATAAACTCGCCCGTCTGCGGTGGGGTTGGTCACCGGGTAAATGTCGTTTTTCCTTACGGGGTATTTTTATCGTCCTTCCAGGACTATTCTCATCTTTAGACCATAGCTGACAACGGCACGTGCGGATATTTGCAATCAGCTCTATCGCACTTGTCGAGGCAGTAATTTTTACAGTAAAGCACTTCTCCGGGGGGGTCACCGGCTTCATGCAACCACCGACAGGGTTTCTTCTGTTTAGCTCGAACACACTGCGGCAGCTTTGGTTCCCGTTTATTGTTGAAAAACATGCGACAGACTCGCTGTGTTTTTGTCGCGGGAATTGGTGCTTTACTGGGGGGAGGGCCGGTCTGCACACCAGACGGGTAATGAATTGTGCTGACGGTTGGTCTCTCTGGGGTCTCTTTCCTGCGGGGGAGGGGTTGGATTTGCTCAATTTCTCTCACCTCTAGTAGTTGGGTGTACCATTTAACTATTTCGAGGGGTTGCACATCTAATTGTCGGGCTAAGTATGTGACGGCTGGGTCAAGTTGCCAAGATGGCCGGCCTTCCCTATCCATAACCTCAATAAGCAGAGTAGTTGGATTGGTGTGATACAAACTAATAGACGGGATCATGTCATCCAATATATCCAGGGTGACGTAATCTGGGCTGTCTTTCTGAGTGTCGTATTTATATTCCACTCTTATGCGTTTGTTTTCCACATTGCATACTTTATATAGATGGCGAGCGACTAAACCAACGAAGCCTGTTTTGTCAGTAACAATATACCCGGCTAGTTTTTGGCACGCTAGTATAGTTGGAACTTCACTTCTATTGGAATTACTGGAGAGATGAAATTTGGAAAAGCCTCGGAAAGGGCTGAAGAATGATCGGGGATCACCCCTCTGTAATCCGGGGTAGACTCTTCCAAGGAATGTGACAGGCTCGTCAACATCCCTAACTACACACTTCAACTTGTATAATAGGTCTGAACAAGTTTTCTCATAACCCTTTGGATTCGATGTCATGAGGATACCATCGTCCCCCGCACATGCACCTATTCGTCGGTAAGCATCTTCGGGTTGGAGGCCTTCATTTCGGAAGTGGCAGTATTGAGCAAAAGCATGGCAGGTCGTGTTGCTAGCGCTGGTATCCGCTGATCCACTCTTCGTGGTATCGTATGTGTTGTACCGCACTTTGTTCTCGGTTGTAAATAGAGCATGTGAGAGTGTGTACTTAAGGGTCCTTATATTATCACTCTCGTCTTCGGCAAACAAATAAACCAGGATCTGGGCATTAAGGGTAACGCCGAAGTCGGTTTGGGTGCCATCATATCGGGAAAAGTCGCCTTCAATAACCATGCCACTACCATTTGTGACTACCTCTACCAGGCGTTTTTCCAGTTCCCCGGGGGGAAGACCGAAGAAATACCATCTGGTATGATCTTTGATGTAGTTAACATATGGTATTATGTACCGAAGGAACTCGGCTACATGGGCGGGGTCGACAGCTGATATGTTGCGGGGCTCTTTCATCTGGTCGTAAGCCTCTGTTTTCTGGAAGGCTTTATTCCTATACACGTGTTCCCCCATAAAAGACAGGAGTTCACGAATAGCTTTTGCATACTTCTTCGCTTGGGCAGTTTTCGCGTGGGCGATGACCTCGTCAATGGACCACGGACGCAATTTATGTTTGCCAAATCGCGTTAGGATATCAGTGAACTCATCCATATATCTATAATAAATTGGTTTTATCACCTTGCCCTCTCGTTCCCTGGCCAATTTACCCAGACGCCCTTCAATACAAGCAAGATCGTTGGCTTTCCCCGAAGCCGGGATGTATGCTGCATCCGGGATCAATGGGGGGAAAACTTGCTGACCTTTGATTTTAATCTTTTGTACTGTCGGGACATCCAAGTAAACGGCTGAATAAGAGGGGGGAGTTCGGTTATCCACAGGAAGAAACTTCAGTTTCAATTTCGAGATAGAGGCTAATTCCTGGAAAATTGCAGCGAGACTGTAATACTGGTCTGAGCTATTAAAAGCTGACTGGAGTGAACCATTAGTGCAGCTTGGACCTAGTGCCAATGAATCATAGTAAATCTTGATGGGAACAACATACTCAATGGGGGTATTCGCCACTGATAAAATTATGTTTTCTCCTTGATTCAAGATATTGATTCCATTGTGATGGTCGGGGGACCAGCGCATTAAAGGCTGAACTGATCCGAGTAAGGAATAGACAAGATACGAGATCCATCCACCCCGTGCCGTTGGAGTTACTAAAACAACATACCTACTATCCGAAATCTTTCTATATTCTACATAACTATGGGTGAAGATACAGGTAAACCAATAAAACTTAACGGTGGTCAAGTAATCGATTTTCCAATTCCATACCTTGTGAACATAAGGTTTCGAGCCAACATGTGATTCAGTGACAACAGCGTCACTAGAGACGGTGAAATGGGGTTCCACAGTGCCAAGGTGCTCAGGCTGGAGTGTATACAACATGAGTCCGGCAGATCTGCTAATTAAATCAGCAACATCTGAGCGCCTTAGATAATAATCCACATCAACAACTTTGACAATATCGCCAGGGCGCAGTTCGTCGTCCTGGTATTGCATCCGAATATCTTTCTCATGGTATAGATATCGTGTTCCACGTATGTTACCCCATCTATCCTTAGGCGATGATGAGATTGAAAAAATGGAACGTTGTTGTTTCCTAATAAAGGAGTTGATGAAGTTATCACCTGTTGATCTGTGGGCAGCGTGGGTGCCATGGGGGTTAGTGGCCTGGGGGGCCGTGTGATGAAAAATTTCTGATCGGAACTCTCTTCTGATAAGGTCAGTTTCAATGTGTGTCGTGAAACGTGAGAAGAGCCATGAGAGCCAACGTGCGCTGTCATGGGTAACCGGGCCAAGTTCGACGGGGTCACAGTTCTGATGTTTTTCCTTGCTTTCCTGCCAAGCGTCTAGCCAGAGAACGATAAGTCCTATTATGCAAGACAGGAGCAAGGTTGGGGCTGATACACCGATTTGATCCAGTATACCAGCCGCTATGGGCCACAAGAGTGAGTTAAGCTCTTGGGCCCATTGGGTTATCCTCAATAACAAGCTAGTTATTCGGGACAACCCGCCCTCAAGCATGAGGGATGTGAAGCACACAGTTATTAAAAATTTCAGCCCAATCGTTAGGGCAGGCATT